GTTACCAATCGAACAATCGTTACCAATCCAAGCACGGTTACCAATCGAACAATCGTTACCAATCGAAGCAAGGTCACCAATCGAACAATCGTTACCAATCGAAGCAAGGTCACCAATCGAACAATCGTTACCAATCGAAGCACCGTCACCAATCGAAGCACCGTAACCAATCGAAATTTTTCTATTCTCTAATTCAGATTTTAATTCAGATAAATCATTATATTGAAATGATTTCCAATTGTAATTTTCATCTCTTAAATGTACTTTTTTCATAATTACTTTTTTAAGTTTCAACAAATCTAACCATTCACTACAGCTAATATTTCAATATTGTGATGGACGGTTGGAATAGTTTATGAGTGGTAAATTCGTATTTAGACTTATATTCCAATTGTTGTTTCAACTCTCTAACCACTTGCACCATTGCATAGTCATTAATCCATTTATGGTCATTTATGAATTTCAGAACTACCATTTCATTTCTGTTAAGGTCATAAAGAAGTCCATCTATCGGCTGTTTAATGATTTCTTTCAATGGTGCAACTTGCAACCCATCAAAAGTTGAAACAACAATATTACCTTTCTTGTATTCAGCTAATATCATCTCCTTAATATCGTTGTGATTGGCAATACTGCTAATATCATTTTTGCAAGATTGCTTGTCCTGTTCTTTCTTTTTCGCTTCTTCTTTCATGGTTACCCGTTAATTAATGTTTCTATTTTTGGCTCGCAAATATAGTGGCAAGTGCTACAATTACAGTCGTTTCAAATCCTACTATACTTTTAAGTATGGTCCATACTGCAACAATTACAGATGCTAAAATCACAATTTTTATTACTTCTCTTTTCATAACTTAATCTTTAATTAGTAAATATCCATTCATTCCACGATTTAACGCGTTATTAAGTAGCACTTTGCAATAAATCTTATCTTCACCAGCTGGCGGTAAATTGATAATCTCCTTTGAATTTTCGAATTGAAAACTTAGTTCACGATGCAAACGTTTGGCATCCAATTTAAACGCTTCTAATTCATCGGATGTGAATAGTTCCTCAAAGTTTTTAGCGAAAGAACTTGCTTGAAAATCCGAACCGCTATAAACCTTGTTTTTATCTGCTAAATCTTGCAAGTAAATACTCATTGCATCTTCTTTGAATTGCTGTGCAATTTGAAAAGCGTTTTGTTTTTCTTCGTATTCAGATAAGTTTTGTTTAGCAATAGATTCAATAACCCCCTTTTTATGCCACATATCTTCTATTGGTTGCATTAACTCACCTTTAGTAAGGGAAACACCTTGGCGCTTTTCAATCGTGCATTCTGAGTACGCTAAATTGAGTTGTAAGAAAGTGAGTGTTTTGTACTTGGTTATTACTTCCGCAATTACAACACGGTAAACATCATCTGCAACATTCTCTGGATTCAATCCATAGTAAACGCGTGTTATGTAAACAAGTGCTTTTGAAAGTCTGTTAATGTCCAAAGCGCAAAACTCGTTATCTTCTTTAAGAAAAGACGAAATCAATGTCTTCGATGCCGTTATCGGGGTCTGTTGTGTTTTGATTTTGTCCTGTACCATTGCCAAGAATTCTGGCTGTAATGTCTTCGGCTTGTTGTTCAAGAGTTCGTTTTTGTTGTTGGTTGTTTGTAATTCCATTGTTTAAGGTTTTAATTATTATTTCGTCGTTCCAATGTTTTCCATTAAGGTATGTTGAAGGGTCTTTTTGATATTGTTTATCAGGATTAGATTTTTCATAATCTGTTACAACTTCTAGGCATTTATTAATTTCTTCAATTGAAAGTTTTAACCATTTATCAATTGCTTTATCTCTACCTCTTTTCTTTTTATATAAATTCCACCAAGAATCGAACAAAATTAATTTTTCAGAGTTACTAGTATTTAAATAATTTTTATTTAAATCTTTATTTTCTATTTCATTTTCTATTTCATTTTCTAAATGCTTAAGCGATGCTTCAAGCATGCCTTTTAGGGTAGCTTGATAATTTGATTCATTATTTTTTAAATCATTTATTATAAATTCACGCAAAGAATTAGACTGAATATAGCTATATAATTTACTGTACTCTTTAGTATTTAATGTAGATTTAGCTTTCTTAAAAAATTGACCAATTAAACCGTTTTCACTTTGTTTATTTGAGTATTCTTCTCTTTGTTCAATTACTTGTTTTAGCTTTTCATTAAAGTAACCTTCATCCGATGCTACAAACTTAGCTTCTAGGGTTGCTTCAAGGGTTGCTTTATCAATTCCTGAACAATATAACAAAACTCTATCTAAATTATTGGGAATTAATCCATGTTGATGTTGATAAATAATCAAGTCAATGAAACATGCTCTTTCATTTGGCAACATCATTCTAGTGCCCTCGTAAAAGTCATTAGAATAAAATAAAAATGCTGGATTCTTTGCCATAATTAAAATCCTTTATTTGATATGTTATAATCTTCTATTTCTTCAAATTCTATTCCGTTTAAAGAATAAATATATTTGTATAAATGAACAGAAGTAAACGACTGACTAAGTAAATAATTTTCATCATGAGACGGCTGAAAAACATCTCCTAAAAAACAAAAAGATGATGATAAATCTAATTCTCTTCCAATAAGTGTAATTCTATAATCGTAATTATTTTCTATTCCTTTTTTCTTTAAATAAGTCTTAATCCCTTGTAAATAATTTAAAGCCTGAAAAAATGTGCTAACACCAATTTTCTTGTTTTTAAGTTCGATAATCTCAATAAATCCTTTGTACATTTTATTATCATAAGGATTTAAATGAGGTCTTCTATAATGTATTAAATCGGCAATTCCATAATTTCCAATTTTAACTTGCCTCCTTAAGTCAAACATTAAACTTAATCCAGCATCACATAATTTTTGCTTATCTGATTTGTAAATGATTTCTTCCAAATCTTTTTCTAAAAAATCCATAACATTCCGTTATTTAAGTAAAATAAAAAACCCTGTAAAATCTGTAAGGCTCTGACCTCTTACTTCAATTACAGGGTGTAACTAATTTTTTTTAGTTCTATAGTGTCAGAGCGAACCGTTCAACAAATATAATCAATTTATTTCAAACTCATGTACCAATCAATGATATTTTTTGCTTCGTCGAATCCTGTGGCGAAGTTTGCGTAGTATCCCTTTCTCCTTAAATCTAAAATCGATTTCCATTGCCCATCTAAATGTTCTGACTTCTTTAATGTTCCGTCTTTTTTGAATGGAGAGTCAATTTTTAACTCAATGAATAAACCGTTGTAACATCCTTTCGGCTCAAAGATTATCAAATCAGGAGTTTTAAAGCTGTCCTTTTGTATCTTCTTGTTCCGCATCGCTTGTCCCATTGTTAACTTCAATGATGCTACCGTGTCGCTAAGAAAAAGAGTATCTGGAAAATGTGTGTTTAAGTATTCACATACTCTTACTTGTAATTCAAACTCTAAGTGTTTCATTTGATAAATTTTCTATTAATAATTCTATTTTTTCGTTAGAATAATTAGACCTATTTTTCCAATTACTTATTCTTGACCTTAATATTCCTGTTCTTCTTGATATTTCTGTTGTAGATAAAAACTCTCCTCTATAATTAAATCTTGAATTGTTATTCTTGTTATTACAATTCTCTAATCTAGTAACCCATCTGCAATTTAAAATATCATAATTACCATTATTATCTATTCTATCAAGTTGATGTTTTTCAGTTGGTTTAATCCCCATATCTTCCAAGAATAATTCAAACTTTTTCCACCTATCACAAACTAAAATACCTCTACCACCATAATTATGGTATTGAGCTGTTTTTTTATTTGTACAACGAGTAAGCATTGCAGACCAAGACCTGTAAGTTCCAGAATTTGTTAATCCATGAGAAGCATTTAGCTTTTTTGATAATTCAACTGTTATACATCCACAGCTTTTTGTTTTTTTACTCTTATAATTTTGTTTTCTAACAGTAATAATTTTACCACAATTACATTGACATTTAACCATAAAACATTTTTGGTTTTTATACTGTATAAATCCAGCATCTTCTAAATAAGTTAATCTACTTTCCATAATAAAAATATAATACACAAATGTAATGTTTTTACTGATACAAATGTCATCATTCCAAGATTAAAAGTGTTCCTAAATTCCCAACTAATCCCACCGCCTGCACAACATTTCCAACTTGCTTAAATTTTATAATCTGGTCGAAGTTGTCGAATGTGATATCTTTACGGCTACCCATTCCGCTGTTAGCTACATAGCTTTTTAACGTCATTTTAGATAGTTCTAACGGCATTAACTTGGTCTGCTGTATATTTCTACTCGCTTCGTATTTTGACAGCGTTAGAAAGTCGCGTTGTATTGGTTGTTTAGTGAGTGATTTCATTTGTCAATCGTTTTGAAGGGTTACGGAACCGTTGAACGGCTTATAATTTGATTTTATAAAACCGCTACTAATACCAATCTCATCTTTATCTACGGAGTACACTATTACACCTGTAAATTGCGAAGGGTCTCTACCTTCGTGCTGTAAGGTTAATATAACTCTACCAAATGTGGAAATTAATAACTGATTAGTTTTAGTCCAGTCGACTTGACTGTCATTATTTATTAAAATTGCTTTCATAATTCCTTTGTTTTTAATTACCCCACAAACATACTACAACTTCAAAGTGTTTGGTTAAAAATTGTGTTGAGTGGTCGGATAAAGTGTTTAGTGGTTTATTTTTTAGTACACGCAATACATTGAACTTTACAATCTAATACTTCTTTATGTTTGCATAGGAATGTGGAGCTATATTTTATATCTAGCGAAGTAATTATTTCTATACAATCTAAAGGGTCTATGTATTTAAAAAAGTACTCACCGTTACCTGTAAATGTTTGAGTTTTTTCGCTTATTAATTTCAATATTTCTTCTTTCATAATTAAAGTTTTAAAAGCGCGAATGAATCCACCCGCGCTTGGTTAGTTTAGAAAGGGAGATCATCCGTTAGTTCATCATTTCCAATATGTGTACTCGGAATCGGTGCGTTTGCCGTTGGGGTTGATTCTGGAATTTGTGTACCTTCTAATTTCCAAGCATCAATGGTATTAAAATAACGCACCTCACCACTTGGACTATTCCATTCGCGCCCACGAAGATTAAAATAAACCTCTATTGCTTTACCTACTTGGAATGAATCTAACAATGCGCATTTATCTTGCGTTAGTTGGAATTGAATATCCTGGGGGTACATACTTGAATTGTCGGTAATAACGAAATCACGCTTTGAGAATTTTTCCGATACAACAACCGTATCATTTTTTACTTTTAGTGTTCCTGTTAATTTAAACATACTTATTTGATTACTGATTTAACTCATTCATTCGCTCGAATATCTCGGCTTTCTTTTTATTTAGTTCCTCTGCTTCGTATTTTGAAGTTATCATACTTTTAATTGATTTTAAACCAAATAATACTGTTGCATGGTCGTGACCGCCTGTTATATCTCCAATTGCTGTTAGACTAAAACCTAAATATAACTTTCGTTCGTAAAGATACAACCAAACTAATCTTCTAATATCGGGTAATGGGCGATTTCTTTTTTTATTATACACTCCCAACTCTTTAGCATAAGCCTTGAATCTATCTATCTTATCCAATCGCATCAAACTTTCATGGTCAATTGAATGCACCGTTTCAAAGCTGTATTTGAACGATTCTGATTCGTGTGTGTCATTTGTTAGATTAGACAAAGAAACGCGCTCTAAGGCTTTTATTAAGTCTGGTTGACTTTCCCACTCTACCGTTATTGTTGTTCTATTCATATTTTTATTTCAATTGTTACTACTTGCATCTTAGCGTTTAATCTAATCAGCTTTTTTGTTGGTTTGCAGTCAATGTAATGTAGATAGTTGCAATCTCGCATCTCACGACGTTTAGCGCGTATGTATGGTGTTTGTTTCATTTGGCGTATTTTTCAACTATTTCTAACCAATAATCATTTCCTTTTTTTGATTTATCCCAACAAAACATTCCGAGTAAAGCCTCTTTTAAACTATAATCTTTAACAGATAAATGAATTTCATCACTCAATCTAATAGTTTCCTCGATTGCTTCCTTTGCGATTTCTTCTGGTAACTCGCTTAACCATTCTCTAATTGTTTTCATCACTCAACTACTTTAATTACACACTCTCTCACTTCTTTAACCTCGCATCCTAAGTAGTACCCAAGTAAGAAAAAGGTAACTACTGCGATTAGGAATACTACACAGTAAAATATTAGGCTTTTCATAGTGAACCCTTATTAACTACATAAATAGGTTCAATATCAAATTCTTCATTAAACTTTGCTATTGCTTCTAACATAGAATATGCTTCTACATTCAAACCCGTATTCACTATTTTACCGTCTTGTAAGATAGTATAGAACACATGAAAGTCCATTAACTTGGGTTTCGGTTTTTCTGTTAGAGTATTTAAACTCCAATTGTCTGTTGTTGGTTTCATAATTATTGGTTTATTTAATTGCGATTTTAATTGTAACGCATCCAAGTGCCGAACCTAAGATAGTAGCACACGCATCTTTGACCGATGGATTACCTCCTGTGTATTTATCCGCTATTTCTTTTCCCACTCCCAAAGCGAATCCGACACCGAAACCGATTAACGCTGGACGTTTAACATCATAGCGCGTTAGTATTGCTGTTGTCATGCTTGCTGATGCAAACCCTACTCCGAAATGCGCTACTTTGTCAACGGGTATCTTTTGCGCGTTTGCTGTTGTTGATAGTAGTGATAAGATTAAAAGTGATTTTTTCATAGATTTTTGATTAATGCGCTTAACGTTTTCGCCCAACGTAGTTGTTATTTCTTTAACTGCTCTCTAATTGGATTGATATTTACCATAATTGCAGTATTCTCATTTTTAGGTAAGAATTCCAATGCTTCTGGAAACTCAATTTCTACACGTTTAAGTGTTTTCATTGACACTAAAGCCAGTTCAATATCTGCTTTTAGTTTATTTAATCTGTCAGTTTCCTTAATGTTAGATTCGTAAAGTTCAAATAACTCCTTCCCAATCTTGGAATTGTTTTCAAATTGAATATTAATACGATTTCCTCCAATTGAAGGGATGCTATGTGTTAAAGACATCCAGTCGTAAGAAAAGCCGCATCCATTAAGTTGAGATGATGATGTTAAGCTTAGAAATTTATTTAACAACTCATCAATAAATGCTTTCTTTACATTCTCATGGACTAAAGAAAAACAGTGTTCTGTCAGTTTGGTCTTGAATAGTTTTCGACTCAATTCCAATTCATCAAACTGTTTTCTTGTCAATTTACGGGCTGCATTTTCAGCCATCATTTTTGTGATTCTCATAATTTCCGTTTTTTATTACATTACAAATGTACAACACTTTTAAACAATTGCAAGTGGTTTTAAATAATTTATTTGTAGATTGTGATGAACGGTTATATAATTAGATGAGTGGTAAATAAAAAAAACCGACTGAATAATTCAATCGGTTTGCAATAGTAACAACTATCATATGATGCCTTTCGCGCGTTGTTCAACTATTTAATCCAATACTTTAGGGTGAACGAATATAACATTATTAATCGAACGTTTACGGCTCATTACTTCGCCACCATTACTTTGGTTGGTTAATGACGTATTACCCTCAATAGTGTACATTATGCCATTATCTTTGTCTTTCCATCCATTAAAAATTCCTGTATGGTCATAACGCTTATCTCCGTTCCAATCAAAGAAAACAATATCTCCAACTTTAGGCTCATTCGTTATTTCTCCTGTTTCTTTAAAGTGCTTAACGGCTGTTTGGCATCCAGCATACCCATTTTTATATCCAATTTTACCTAATGGATAACCAGCTTTATTGTAGCACCATGAAACAAACATTGCGCACCATGCAACACCGTTATATCCGAACCATTCACCGTACTTTTGTTTATTGCTATTTCGTGGCTCTTCCTTAGTTCCAACTTCTTTAAAAGCCAAATCAGCTATTTCTTGTCCTTTTGTTTTCATAATTTTATCTCTGTATAGTTTCTTTGTAAACACTCAAATAGCAATTCTTTAGGTGTTAACTGCTTTTCTGCAAAGTTTCTAACCGTTGCTACGTGTTCACTACAATATAAGCGTTTAAGTTCCTTAGCATCGCTCTTTTCGTTCCAGGAATCTTTCTTCTTTTTGCGTAACTTATTCAAAAGTTCAATTACTATCTTTCTCGGTTGTCTAATTGTTAGGCTTTCGAAGTCATAGCGCGTACCTAATAAGTCAAATTCACGTTGCGCGTAGTTCTCAATTGTTAAAGCTGTCAAATTAGGTTCACGCATTACGATAAACGTGTAGTTAAACTCCTTTTGCCACTCTTCAAATGGTCGTGCTGTTAAACCCTCTTTCTGTGCATCAACTACAAATGCTTTGCCGTTGATTAATCGAAAGTGTCCTGCATGACTAAACTCCGATTGTGTAACAGTTTTAATTGCTTTAGATAATAAGCCGTCACCATAGCAAAATAGAACGTCGAAATCCTGTAACTTATCTAACATCTTCAACCGTTTTTGTAGCGTGAAATAATGCTTTTCCACCGAATAAAATACTACCAGCTGTTAACGCTACTATTCCAATAGGGTTGGCTACTAATCCAAGTGCTAAAACAGTCGCACAAGTTGTTCCTATTACCGTTGATACTTTACCAATTGCCTTGTCACGCTCTGGTGTTTTTGCTCTTATCTTTCTAAGTAGTTTCATTTCTTCTTTATTTTAGTTACTATGAAATCAATAATTAAATCCAACGCTTTGTAACCCATTGAACCAATACCAAATGCAAGTGCTAATTCACCATTACTACCAACACGAATAATATCTGTAAATAATGGTGTTATGTACATTGCAGATAGACCGCCCGCTGTCATATCCATTAAAAAAGTCCACCATTTAAAATCTGGTTTCTTTCGGTTTGAAACAAAAACCCCAGATGCACCAGCTATAAAGAAGAATACATCAATTCCGAGTTTTTTTAGTTCTGTTAGTAACATGAATTATTGCGGTTAAAGTGATTAGGGCTGTTAGATATTCGTGCCAATTTACAACGAAAGGATTAAAAAATAATTCGTCCACTAAATTGGAAAGTGATAAAAATAAAAATAGCTTAGAAACTATCTCTTGAAATTTGCTTGATTTTTCATCCTTGCAAACTGAATCGTGAACATGGAATAAAGCGCCAAATAATGCCACTGCAAAACCCACACCATAATACCAATTTAAATCTTCATACCATTTAAAAGTGTGGTTAAGATTCCAAAATGTTATCATTCCGAAAGCCGTTAATATGCAAGTGGCAAATATTTTGAACGCTAAACTCATTTTCTTGAAGGTCTTCCACCGATAAATTCGGTAGTGGTTGAAATTGTAGGGCTTGTAGTTGTAACGGTATATTGTGCCGTATCTGAATCAACCGTAATAATTACACCTAATTCGCTTTCAAACGTTACCGTATGTTCAACCTCACTTGAATCCTTATACTTAATTGTTGCCATGTTCTTTGTTTTTGCTAAGTTAATAATTATTTTAAATTGTTACATATATATTCCCACTTGTCACACAAGTAGCTGGATTTGTTACCCATGTTGGACAAACAAGTTTAATTTCCCACGTATCATTAACAGCTAAAGAAATTGATAAAGAAGAATTATAGAATACTCTATCTAAAGCTGTACTTGCAACTGTTGCAATTAAATAATCAACCGTATTATTCACTCGAATATACATTAACCAAGGTTCTGCTGTTCCAGCCCTACCGCTTGAAATAGTAATATCCGCAGCTGTTATAATTTGAGCAACACGTGATATTTGTAAATTTCTGTTAGCGGTTGTAAGCATCCCCCTTGGTGCGCTCCCAAAGTATTGCGTTGTTGCATCTGCTGGGCTTGTATTTGTTGCTTGAACAAATAAAGAAGTTGATAAGCTACCAATAGCCGTATCAACATATGTTTTAACCGCATTTTGTGTTGGGTATAATGTATCGCTTGTGCCTAATGACGCGTTATCGCTTTTATTGGAATTATCTTCTTTAGAATCTAATTCAGTTTGCAAATCTGTTTGGTCAGATAAAGCGCCTGTAATTTCACCCCATGAATTAGTATATATTGGAAAATAATCTATTAAACCTTGAGTACCTAAAAAAATATCTAATTCAATTTCAGTATAATTACTTGAATCCTGTTTTTTGAATTCTGTTAAATCAATATTCTCAATTAAACATGAATTTAAACTATCCGAAATAGTATATAACGTTCCGTTTTTAATAGGTTTCATCAATCCCCATTGAATACGCGTAACATTACCATTTTCGTAGTCTAAAATTATCTCGTTATTTTCACGGTATAAAATCAAAATCCTAAATCTTGAAGCATTTGTGGCGTAACTATTTCTAAGTCTTCTCCCGTTATTCCGCCTAATTCTATACCATTAAAAGTAATGGGTTTAGCCCAATACGAAATCCTTTGTAATTCTTGACCCGTCCAAGCATCGTTTCTTTCACGTTCATTTACAAGATTAATTGTATTAATAAACAATGTGTCATAATCGTCTTTTGAAACACCGCCGAAAACATTATTCCATGTTGAACGTTTAAATAAGCCTACATAACCGCCAAATTGTTCAAAATAGCTTTTTGTAACTTCAATTTCTTCAAGTACTCCACTTTGATTAATTTGTGGGTTTTTAATAGTTTTTTGTTTAATGTAAAACAATTGAACATCAACTTGTACGGTATCGTTTAAATCGTTAAAATTTGGATTCATTACTTGCATATAAACGTTACCGAATATGCCGTTTTGTGCTTCTATAAGCACTTTTTTGTTGTTTTTAGTTCTTATCATATCTATTAAAATAAATCATTCCAAATAGTGCCATCATAGCATTGTAACTTGTTTAATGTTGTATCATAAACCATTAATCCAGCAATAGCAGTTATAGATGTTTTTTGTATTGTTGTCATTCTTGGAGCTGGTAAAGACCCTTTTGTTGTGTGGTTCACTTCAAATATTGCCACTGATGAGTTAACACCAGTATTTGTCTGTTCAATCAATACTTTACCTACGTGTTGAGAAGCAAAACCCGATGCAGTTGTAACAAATAAACCACCTATACCTGTATCTGTTAAACCATAAATTCCAATAGCACTATTTGATTTTCCTAATATACCAACATTAGAATTATCTTCTCCCTGTATAGCTACTAAACCGCTACTTTGGGATATTATGCCTCTTTGACTTAGTGCAGTCCCATTAACCTCAAATAAAAAAGCAGTTCCAATAGCAGCTCCTACAGATGTAGTTCCAAAGAATATATTTGTTTTATCACCATAACTTTGTCGAATCAAATTACCAGAACCATTTTTAATAGTTTCAATAATACTACCACCAGAACTACCATTTCCAATTACATTAAATGAAGCATCACCACCCGTAGGCGCAACACTCGTTTGAAGTGTTACACCATTATTTCTTGTGAATTTCAAAGTGTACGTGCCGCAATCAACAACTCTATCAGAGTTTAAAGTTCCATCACCTGTATAAAGTGTTTCGCCTGTTAAATCAATATTTATAGTGCTCATATTGTAATATTTATATCCGTAACGGGTTCAAGTGCTGGAAATGTAGTTGTGCTTATTAAAACTCCATTTCTTAACACATTCAACGTATAATCTTCTAATTCATAAGTAGTACCACTATCAAATGTAACATTAAAGCTACCGTCTGAATTTACAATTGTTGAAAATCCACCGCCACCGTTGCCATTTGTAAAAGTAATACTAATTGGTAATTGTTGTACATTATCATTTGAGAAAGTTGAAATATTACTAATTATCTTTTCCTCAAATTTTGCCGTAGCCGATATTGTACGGCTTCCCGTATCAATGTAGTTCAAAACGGGTGTTTCGGTTAAGATAACAGCTTTATCAATTAAATCATAACGCGGATTAAGTAAGCAATAGTCTGTAATTAATAAATAGTTTTCATGTTGTAAAACGTATTTCAACATTCTAATTGCCTTTTCAGACAGTTGCCCTGTTCTTAATTCAAATGTTTCACGCGCCTGTCTTGTAATCTTGTTTTGCTCAAAACTTGTTTTAGTGTAGTTTTGAATATTTAAGTTAGGCTGTGAATAATTGAATTGACCATTTACGCGAATAGAATCAATAACATTTGTATTGTTGTAAATGATGTTATTCTTTAAATCATTAGCGTTATAAATAACGGTTAATCTAACATCATTTGCCGTGGATTCATAGCTATAATGCAATAACTGATAATTCTCTAAAACGATTTCAGTTTGAAGACCAGCATAATCAATTAAAGCCGAAATGCGATAACATCCAGCGCCAAAATTCGAAAGTATATCACGCCAATTTAATTGACAATACCACATATTCGATTGTTCTGCAAATGCTAAAGAATCAATTACATACCCTGTATTTCCGCTTGGATTGTATAATATGAATTCAACACTTTCACCCGCTACAACATGGCTTGTTACATCATTTCTTTTTGTTTCAGTATTGTTTAAGTCACCTATTACCTTTCTTTTCTCACAACATTCAAAATCGGCTCTATCGTCATTTTCAAATTGTTTAGGTGATTGAATAGGTACGGTATAATCCTTAGTTCTGTTTAATTTTGAATCGTAAACATCACCCTTTCTTGCAAAATCTTCTATTCTTGATGTGAAAGAAATTCCTTTTGTAATATCAATTTTTGAAGGGTCGAATAAAGTTTCCAAAACGGCAACTGTACCCGTAACTGTTAGCTTACATTTTATTTCACCCGATAAAGGAACTAATGGATTTTGAGGAACTGCACCATTTGGCAAAACACTTGAAGTGTACCAACGCGGTGTAGATTCATAAGGCTCTACCGTTATTTCACCCCAAGTGCTCGGAACATCCCAATTTTCAGAAGGGTGTGTATGTGTAGCACGAACCATTGTTATTTCATTAGCTAAAGGCTTTGTTATTGGTGTTCCATCAACTAAATGATAAGATATTACCGACGTTCCAAGTGTTTGTTCATGCCAAGTATCGTAATCTGAATGTTGAAAACTGTATAAATTAACATAACTTCCATCTGTAGTATTTACTTCTAATTTAGCAAATACAGACCAATCAATATTTTGATAATTAAACCAATTTTTGTTTTGATTTGGGAAAAATTCAATGTCAGCATTCAATTGATTCTGCCAATATTTCCAATCCAAAAGTAAACCGTAATCAACTTCAATACCAAACACTAAAGGATTATCAAGCGGTAAATGTCTTGAAATCTGAACCTTATTTTTATCACTTGTAGGTGGTAATTTAAAACCTCTCGGTACTATTTGGTTAACAATCATTGTATCATCACCCGTTAAAACTGAACCAAAATTAAGCGTGTAAGATTCTAAATTGAATTCTGCACCCGTATTTTTCTTTGCTACAATTGAAACTGTAATACCTGTAAATACTTGACCACTTATAGCCTGTTTTGTAGGTCTTGGAATAGCAAGTAAATGTCTATGTTTTATGTTATCTTCTGTTATTAATGTCATTGGAACAGAAGCTGGAACACCCCATTCAGTGCCAGTAACATAAGGTATTTCTACATCGTTATGATTTAGTAAAGCCGTGTAAAGTGTATTTGGATATTCACCTAAAGGAAGTACGAATTTAACACTATCCGTATAAGAAGCAGACAACCAAACAGGCTTAACATTATCACCTATTAATTCCCAATCTTCTACCTTTACAGCTAATCGATATGTTTTGCTTACATCTTCACTTGAATTTATATAAGTCGTATATGAAGCATTTGGAACTAACGTACCCTTTATTATTGCATACGTTGAAAACTGTGTTATTTCAATATCCACAATATCGACACTCGCCAATGAATCATTTTCAAATCCTGTAATATCGGATGGCGTACCAACTGAAAGATTATCATTGATTGATAAAGATGTATTATGATTAATCCAATTTAACTTATTTTGAAATTCATCTACATTCGGTTGACGTGTAAATGCAATACCAAATTTTGATGTTGCGTTAAATTTACCATTTACTCTAACTTCAAAATCTGTTTGTTGCGTGTGGTCAAATGCTGTGGCTATTTCACCCGAAATAGTAAACGTTGTATAGTCAATTGCATAAACACCATCAATTGCACCACTTGCATAGTAATACGGTAATCCTTGGTTGAATGTTTCGTTAAAGAACCCCGTATTTCCCAAAGTGAATGTGGATGTGTTTGATAAACGAACACTTGGATTTGCTGTTTGTGAAATAGCCGATAAACGCCACCAAGGTTTCACACAATCAATACCCGTAAATAAATCAGCAAATAAATATAGGTAGTTTCTTTCGTCTGGTATCTCAATCAAATAACATCTATTTCCGTTTAAATCAGCTATTCTTTTAATTGTTGGGAAAACTTCATATCCCCCACTTTTATTTCCTAATTGCGAAAATGGCAAAGATGAACCACCTATGGTTAAGGCATCAATTCCATCTGAAACAAAACGATTTACTTCACCATCAACCAATGAAAAATTACTACCATCTTCAGTAGATGGAATAAAGTTTGGTATTAATTCAAATGATTCTGGAATAATATTAAATTGTAGAACTCCCGTTGTATATGTTTGATTTGTGCCACTTTGATTGACACTCAATACCATTGTATTACCATCAACATTTGTTACAGTTGTGCCACCAATTATAGATGTTCCATTTAAGTTTCCAGAAATAACGCAACCCTCAACAATACCGAAAGATTCCCAAGATGTACCTATTGGTAAAAAAAGAAAATTATCAGTTTTAGTAACAGAAATAGAAGCACTTAAAACAATGTTATAATTTATTTCAACGGTGAGTTTAACCGTTCGTTTATCCAAAACATTGCCTATATACTGATTGTATACACGCCCTTGTTCATCTACAAATTCTCTATTTACGATTGTTAAACCCATCTTTCAATTTATTTAGTATTGCGTTACTTTCATTTTGTATCTCATTCATCTTTTCAATTTGCTCTGAAAAGTCCGAGTTTTCAAAGTCAATAGATGAAAAAACATCTGAAACTTTAGAAGCGCTACCCATAACTTTCATTACATCGGCTTTTTCTTGTGTAGTTAAATCCGATTTGCTTAGAAGATTATTAACCGTCTTATCTAAGTCTTTTATAAGGTTCTGTATTTCCATTATGCTAATTTAGTGACTTTCGTATTAAACGCGCTATTATCGCTCAATTGAATTATCATTTCGGCTTTTCTTTGTTGTTCTGAATCGTAAAATTTACAACTCATTACACGTGCTAATTCACCGTCTTCTGTATAAAATCTATTATTTGATTGTAGCACTTGAAAATTATTAGGTGTCATTGGTATAGTCATTTCAAAACGTCTTGCATTACGTGTTTTAACATCGAATGAAGCATGATTTTGTTGATATAGCACATCCATTGATAACTTAGCTAAATAATCCTTTGGTTGCTTTCCTGTGGCTTTATCTACATAAACTCTTTTGGGTATAGAAAACCATTGTGAACCAATCATACCTATTCCATCACGTGCTGAAATACCGCTCGCTAAATCTGAACCATTACCAAATAAGTTCAATATTTGGTCTGCTTTCTTTGCAAGTACTAATAATGCTTTTTCAGCTGGTAATAATTTATCTTTACGCTTCATTAACGCGTGTGCTGATTGAACTTCATATAGCCCTGTATGTGCAACTAAATCGTTACAATTTGGCGGAATAGTGATAGGTTCTGTAATAACTTCAACACGCATACTTCCGTCAATATCTGGACTATGCGTATCAACATAATCTATTTGATAAGATAAATACTTTCTTCGCCAAACATCGAGTAATTCTGAATTAAAAACATAGCTTTTTTCGCTCTTTTGCTGGTCTGAAAATGCTACGGGTAAAGTTAAATTTGTAGTACTATTAAAGAAACTTGGCTGCTCAATTTGAACAACACCGTCACTCACAAATATTTCAAGGTTATGTAGTTTTAACCAATCTTCAATAAGTCCCCAATGTGTAGCAATTGAACCATCCAATGAGCTTGGATATGCTTGATTGTGATATACTTGGTCTAATTCATCTTGTAAGAAATCAAATATACTTTTGTTTGGTTTTGCCTTTGGAACAGGAACTGTAAAGTACTTACTCTGCTTGCTTTTCAAATATGTTGATTGAAGCGTAAAGCCTAAATAATCACATCCAGCCTTAATTAAATCATAGTCTGAACACATTTGAAAGTATCTTACTTTTGGTAAAATAATTGACTTTATTTCCTTTAAAATAGTAGCTAATAAAGCTAAGGTAGCAATAAGCCATACCGCAATTAAAACGGCTTTTAAAATAAGAACAAGTACGTTTAATAGATTCGCGCCTTCTGCAACTAAATAAGCTGTTTGTTGAATGATTGTAAATAATGTTTGTGATACCGTTAACAATGTAGCGAGCAACATAACCTTTTCAAGTGCTGTGGTTTCCCTTACTACTTGGTACGGTAAGTAATTAATCAAATCAGAAGGAATAAAACCCTTTTTAAATACTTCCTCAAAGGTTAATCCACGTGAACGTTCATAGAAGTTGTCATTTCCACGACGAACTATTAAATCGGCTGTTATGCTTGAATCTGTAATCTTTGCCGTTTTCAAATCCATGAAGTAACGTTGATTAAATCCAAGGCTAACTATTGAAATAGGGTAATTGATGAATCGACCATATTCGTTATAAATCCAATTGAGTAAAGCTACTCTATCTTCATTTACCAATTCTAACTGCCCATTTGTAACAGTCAATCTTTGACCTTGCACTTCAAACTCACGAACCAATCCAAAATCTAAAACTCCAACGGGGTTAATTTGGTCATTGTTTAAACCAGCGAATACTTCCATTAATTGTATATTTTAGTTAGTTTATCATTTCCTTTTGTATACGTAGCTACAACCGCTCGACCTATTCCATCTACAACCTCTTCGCTTAGTGTTTGCGTTGGTTGGTTTTCAATAAGTGAAATAAGCCTATCCAATTTACCGCCTAAAGGATTAAGCGAATTAGCCACATTTTCAGCAAATCCAAAGTTCTGTGTTGTAGATGTTTTCAATTGCTTTTCATATAGAATTGAATTAGCTAATTTAACCTTTTCCTTTAAGTCTTGGCGCGAAATAAATCCCAAGTCTTTTTTATCGCTTTTTGAAAGTACGGTTTCATTTTCATGTGTAACACCTGTAATCGCTCCAAATTGGTCACGCATCATTCCTGTGCTTCCTGTATCGTCTGTACCATGGTAGAACTTTTTGAAACTTTGTATAATAGCTTCTACAATTGATATTCCAGCCGTTGTTTTTACACTTGCAGTACCGATGTTATCGCCTTTAGAAATTGACGCTTCAAATAGTGAATAGGCTACCTTTATACGCTCTAATGTTTCTTGTTTCTTAGCTTCTTTTTCCTTTGCTTTTGTCTTTTCTGCTTCTTGTTCCTTTAATGTTGCTAACGATTGTTGCGCGGTATCAACGCCTAAATTTGCCTGTTCTTTTAGTGAATCTTGCAACTTTTGATTAGCTGATATTTCCTTATCAATAGCATCTTCAATTCGTTTTGACTTATTAATTTGCATTTGAATAAGTTCATCTATTGATTTTTTACGTAAATCGGCTAACTCTTTATTTTTACCTTTTTCCGTTTTTATCTCATCTTTAGCTGATTTTTCACCTACTTTTTTTGTTCCTTCTGCATATTGTTTTTGTGCATCAATTAATTCATCATTTACTTGTTTCAATCGTTTTGCACGCTCTTCATTCAAATCTCCTAAAGTGGTGTTTAATTCTAATTCAAGTTTCTCACGTTTAAGAGCTACAACTTTTTCATCTTGTAACATTCTTACACGTAGTTCTGCTATTCTTTGTTCGTATGATTCATTAATAGCTGTCTTTTGTTCTGCTGTTAATCCCTCTTGTTTTAATAATTCATCCTTCTCACGTATCAAACGCTCAATTTCAAGTACACGTGTAGCATCAATACCTTTTAATAGTTCTTGTTTTTCAAACTCATTTCTTTCACGTATTGATTGTGCTCTTAAATCAAATTCATCGTTTATAGTTTTTTCTAAAGTATCAATATAAACTTCACCCGTTTTAGTAGCAAGAATTAATGAATCTTGGAACATTTCCTCACTTACTTTTTGACGTATTTTCACCTGTTCTTCTTGACCAATTGCTAAGATTTCATCAATTAATTTTCGTTCATCTGTAGCGTGTTCAATTCTACGTTGTAACCAATCGTCGTATTCTTTTAGCTCTGTATTTACATTTTTAAGCGAATTAGCATTATCATTTAAGGTTTTATTATTTTTGTTTGTATTATATCCAAATCCTTCTAAGTTTTTATTTGCTTCAAATAAATGATAACCGTATGATTGTAATCGAATATCTGCTAAACGTAGTTTTTCTTCTAAATCAGCGCGTTTATCAATAACGGCTTGTAATCCACTTTGTTCTTTTAATCTATCTTGGTTAACATCTTGACCCGCTCTTTTTTGTAAATCTAAAAAGTACAATTCCTGTTTAAGACCATCTATATTTGTTTTTAATAATTCAGCTTTATATTTATCCTGTTTAGATAGATTTCGTTGTATTAATTCATCGTTTTTTTGAACCAAATACTTTTGTTTTGCATATTCAATATAGTTTTTAATCTCGTTATTTAGCATCTTTTGAAATGCTGTTTCATCTGATAAGTTTTTAAGCGTTATTCCGTATTTATCATTGATTTGTGTTATTAATCTTGAGCGCTCTTTACTTCCTTCATTTGTTCGCTTTAATTGTAATATATAGCCAACATATTCAGAAGATTCACGACCTATGAAATCAGCTTGTTTTTGCATTTCTTCATTTTGCGCTTTTCTTACTTTTCTATTTTCTTCTGCTTGCTTATTAACTTTATCACCAGAACTAATCATGTCAATTAATTTAGCCCCGTACACAGTTAGCAAAGTAACACCAATTGAAAGAAGTGAAGAGGTAGAAAATATTGCAGAACCAAGGCTCTTAAATACATTTTTTGTAGGTTCACCACTTTTTGTAAGTTCAATATTAGCTTTCTTTAGTTTGCTAATTTCATCAAAGAACATCGGTAAGTTATTAGATATTGCCATGAATCCCGTTTGCATACTATTTGCAAAAGCTGGCATTTCTCGCGTTAACTGATTAACCGAATTATTTAAAGTATTAAATCCACTCGCATAGTTCCCAACGTTTCTTTGGAACTTCCCACTATTTGCATCAGTTGCTTTTAACGCTTGGTCATACTTGGTTATCTTAGTAGCTAAGAAATCCATTCGTGAATTCTCTTTTTCAGTAAGTTTTATATTCAACTCTTTTCTTACTGCCAAATCACGGTATTCTTTAACCATGTTGGATAGCTTCTGGTCAACCTTTGAGTAAACGGAACTTAAACGTGTTTGTGTTGCTACTTCCTTAGATAATTTCTTTTCGTAATTATCAAACGCACGTTCGCGTTGTTGCATCAAACGTATTTCAGCAAGTCTGTTCTTTTCAACTTCTTTACTAGTTTGTTCCAATGCTTGACGTGTAACCTTTTCTTTTTCAAGTAAGGCAATAGCTTTTAAGTGTTCTTCATTCAATCGTTTTAACGTATCTATTTCGTTTTTATCACCACCAATTGAACCACTACTTTTTGCAGTCGCCTGAATACTTCCAAGGCTAGTTTTAAGTTTATCAGTTAAAGCTATTTGTATGTTAGTTTCGGTTTGTAACCTCTTTAAATCCTCGCTTAATTGTGCTATGGGCGACTTTTCACCTTCCCAAAGTTTCTGTTTTGCCATCTTAGTTAGTTTTTTGGTTAATTAGTAAGTGAAAATCTAAAACACTTGTATTTTTTATTGTTAGTTGCCTACCTTCCATCTTCGAAAGCGTTAACAATGTTTGTTCAATCGTATTTTTTGGAGTGTTTGGGTCAACTTTTAAAGCCTTTTCAATCTCATTTTGCCAATACACAACATCATTCATAAAGAATCGTTTCTGCGGGTGGTCATCATTTGCGCCTAAGTACTTGTAAATTGCTTTAGTATGCTTTTCTTGAAGTTTTGCAAAGTCTTTTGAATGTGTTGGCATTCCCAACCTATCTACAAAGTCTTTTTGTACCATTTCCCACGCTTTAATGTCATTTTCACGTGTATATTCCTTTTCTTGTTTACGTTTCATTAAACGGCTTAAAAATGACTGTTTAACTTCCTTTTCTTCACCTTTACGTAAAAACTCGATTCTACCAGCCTGGCAGTTTTGCCAATTGAATAGCATGAGTTCTGCTATGTCAGTAAAATAGTTTTTTATCAATGTATTCTGCATAATATTTAACTATAAAGTTTCTTATTCGTTCCAAATTAAATGGCGTTAATCCCACAACATCTTCACCGTAAATCTCAAATAATGGTCTATCATATTTGCTTGAATCGTCAGCGGTTACTTCAAATGAGTCTGAATCGTATGTTACTTTCATAGAAGCGTAAAAATCACCTTGGTCATAAAGTGTAACATGGTCATTTCGCCTACCTTTACCAACGCCTTTGCTTTTCTTTCTTTCAATAGTAAAAGGACGATAAACACCTAAACTACCATTCTTTGAATCAATCCCATCTTCATATAATTGTTCTTGGTTCAATCGTATTATTTCGCGTTGTATTTCACTTTTGGATATAGAATAAGTCCAAGCATTACTTTCTGTAATTGAAAGACCTCTACTTATTAAATCCGTTATGCTTGTGAAATCCAAATACGACATAGTACAAAACAAAAAAAGCGAAGTTTTCACCCCGCTTTCCAATAAACATTTAAGCAAATATACGTTTTATTTTAAACCAAATTATTCTTTTTTCATTTTGAATCTATCAATAGTATTTTTTGAATCCTTCATATCTTGTATTCTTTTTTCGTTTAATTCGTTCATAATATTAAATATGGTATAAGTCATATAAAAAAATAACAATCCAAATAATACACAAATACTCAAACCAATAATAACTTCCATAATTTTAATTTTTAACTATTTGATACACCAAGGTTCTATACTGCAAGTAATCAAACTTGTAATACTTCATGTTAAATACACCTTTTAACAATCAATGCAACCTTAAACACTTCGCACTACGTCCCTTTCTTATGTATTCAGTTTAAACTTGGGATATTTACCTTACTTATTCTTTTACCTTTCGGCTTGCAGTACCCGTTGTTAACCTTAAACATTGCGGGGTTTTATTTATCGAATAAGCATTTTAAGTTACAAGTGTTTTTGATTGAACCGTTTTAATGGTGTGATTCGTTATGTTCACTTTTAAACAACACAACCCCCAAGCAAATAGAGTTTGAGACGAACTTGAGGGTATATTTTGTGTATGTAACCTAAAAACGGTCTTGAATATCTTTCCTTAATGCGTCTCAATTCATTATTGGATAGGTCAAATATAAGAATAAAATTAAATACAAAACAAAAAAAAGGCTCACATTTCTGCAAGCCTTTCTATTTTTAATCTACAATTGGAGTTTCCTCAATTGGTTTTTCCTTTTCCGATTTACTACTTTTCTTCGTATTCGGAATAGATTTTCCATTTGCTACTTTCCAAGCCTTCATAATCGTTGAATATTGGTAAACGTGACTTAACCGTTTAACCGCATCAACCTCTGAAATCTTTTTAAAGTATTCAGCATTGAATGTAAATCCATCTACTACGATAACGCTCATTATAACGCTTCAACCGTGTTAGATACAATCTTTTCATATCCACCTATACCTGTTGCAACTAAACGAATTAAATCGCCTGTTGTAGCAGCTGTAATTGTAACGGTGTAGCTTGTACCATTGGTATTTGTCACTTGGTCGTCTGGAACGAAGTTTTCTACAATGTCACCAGATGAAATTGCAGTGAATGTATTGGCTGTAACATTTTCCAATTGCAAAACTTGTGGTGTTGCACCCGTAAATCCTACCAAATACAAACGTTTTGACGCATCAGCCGAATCGCCAGACATTTGAAAACTTAACTCTGTAGTTGTAATAGCTTCACAAAGCCCTGTAAAGTAACGTAACGGTTTTAAATCGTCTGAATCGTAACCAAGTACGTTTGATGAAATAACAGCCATGTACGTTGAGTTTTTAGGCTCTTTTAATACTTGGAACATTAAAGTCAAAGTACGTACACTTGAACCATTAACAGCTGGGTCAAATTTAATACGAACTGTAGAACGCACTACTTGAAACCCAAATAATCCTAAGTCGTAACCAACCTTTTTAATACCTACCAATGCACCGAAATCGTCACCGAAAACAATATCACGGTCACCACACTCAGTAAACATTTTATTCAAATCACGCTCCAACAATGGTGTTGCTAAATCTCCCGTCCAAGTAATTGTAGCCATTTGGATATTTCCACCACCATTAACTTGTTCGAATCCAATCGGGTCTGCACTTGTTGTGTAGTCGCTTGGCGTGAACATGATTTGTGTAGGCTTAGGAATCGGGTATAACGAATTGTGAATATTCGATGTTTGATTTACCATTTCTTGGATTTCTTCACCAATACTCAATCCAGCAAGTGGTGCTGTATTTGATGGAATCCATGCTCTTACACCGTTTCGGTATCTTGAAAATACGAAAAAGTTAGTGAACGCGTTAGGCGCTAATGAACAAGCCTGTCCTACGCTATGAAGTGCTTCTGCACAACATCCTTGTGTTGTTACCATATTTTAAAGTTTTAACATTTACATAAAAATTCTGTCGTAACTCTTACAGAAACTCTGCACTCGATGCCCGACATATTAGCATCAATAATATATTGCTCAATTCCGTTTTCAGTTTCCTTTCCGAATATTGGTAACTCACGAAATGCAAGTTCAGACGTTCTAAAAACACCATTTGTTTCATCCAATACACGTTCTATTTCAGCGCGTATCTGTGTAGCATAACGAATGTTTGTTTCGTGTCTTTGTGCATTAAGTGTATTAGTCAAATCAGCATCGTAAAGGATATAGAAAACAAAATCAAATGAATACCCCATGTATTCAGTTTTTAAAGGACGTGAACCTTTGATAGATTCTAAAAGCCAGATGTTAATTGGTGCTACTTGAATAGCTGCATTAATTGTCATTTGTCTTTCCTTGTTGTAATTAAGTGGTGTACCACTATTAAACGCTGGAAATTCTAATTGCAATACGTCACCATTAACCAATGTATCTAACGGATTTAGCTTTGTTAATTTGACTGTTTTTAGTGAGTAGTCAATTTCCGAAACTGCAAAAGTTACGGTGTTGTTTAATGTAACAAAAGAACCATTTCTAAGCCATTTTAATTCGCAAATCTGAACGATATAATAATTTGAATCTGTAGCGTCAATAATACGTTCAACTTTAATTAAGCCGTTAATCTTGTCGTATACAACCGCCTTAAATACTTCGCGTCCTGTCTTTACCATTATAAAGAGTAGTTTAATAGAAACTTTCTACCATTGAAGTCTGGATAATCAACTTTGTTTTTTAAGATATAGTATTGAATAGCCTTAGTTGTTTTAACAGCATTATTATAAGAGTTATACACTTGTGGCTCAATACCAATACTTGAAGTTGAATTTTCCATTTTAACACGTTCAACACCCGAAATTTGGCTTGCTTTTATCTTATTCTTTACTACAAATTCATAGTAAATAAATCCAATTAAAGCCTGTTTTACACCTAAACTAATAAGTAACTCACAATCCAAATCTAAAGTGAAAGGATTGTATATAAAGTCAAATAATGGGTTGACAGGAGTAGAACCCCCGTCAACATAATTGAACAAATCAACCGATAATGTAGCACCGAACATTTTAGCTAAGTACACACTCTCATATTCATCAATTACTTTCTGTAAATCAATGATCGTAATTTGGTCTTGTGCTACTGCATAGCTACCAACAAAATCAGCTGTTTGTAAAAGTCCCATTATTCTTTTATTACTTTTTTAGTTTCTGCTTTTTTCAGATTTTAACATTTTCACTTCTTTTGCCAATCCTTTTTCAATCATAGCGTCTGCAATTTTAACAGGTACATTCTTAATAGTACCCACTTTCATTCCAGCAACATCTTGTGTGATTTCAATTTTTTTCATGGCTAAAGTATTAAACTGTTAACGCTGTGATAGCCGTAGCGATGCTTCCTTGAACTAATACTTGTGTATCGTTAGCTGATACATACTGAACCAATTCTTGTTCAACTAATACGGTACGTAGGTTGTTAATCATGTCGTCACCAGAACGATTAATTTCAACTGTCATTTGGTCAGCGAAAGCAACGTTTACAACCGATAAATCACCACCTATAAAATCAACTCCAGTTGGTAAACCATTTGAAGAAATTAATTCCATTCCAGCCACCATGTTTCCATTTGCTGCACGGAAAGGCGGTAACAAATAAACACCATCAACAGACTTTTCAACGTCCATTGAAGCAAGTACGCTTGGACGAACAAAGATAGCTGTAGCAATACCAAATGCTTCTTCTACTTGTAAAGCAATCGCACGGAATACATCAGCCGTTGAAGGTGTTGTAAGTGTTCCATTTAATGAGCCACCCGTAAATGGTGTTGCGTATTCTGTTAAACCAGCTAAGTTATTACCTGTATCGTCACCATTAAACAATTGGTCTTCTGTAACAATGTCAACACGTTTAACTAAGTTCATACGTACATAGTTTACCAACTGTGGCAAATTACGCAAAAACTCCGTTGAAATTTTGGAGTGAATACCAATTTTCTTCGATTTCTTTTCGCGCTCTTCGTAACGAACAGAAACCTTTGTTTTAGTCGCTGCTTCTGCAATAAAGATTGGTGTTCCTTGTTCGTCCAACTCTTCCATCCACATAACGCGGTTTCCTGTCATACGACCAACTGAAACATTACCCAAGTACTTCATGATTCTTGAACGAATCTTAGAAATAATACCTGTGTTAGTTGTTAATGAGTATTGAGAAGCCGAACCAGCCGCGTCAATAGTTGTAGCATCTGTAATATTTACTACTGCTTTAACTGCTGAAATATCACCATCAGCAAGTTTTTTAAACTCATCTGCTTTTGCTTCAAATGCTTCTTTCAAAGCTGTTTCAAGACTTACTGAACTACCTTTATCAGTTGTTGGAACTTCTAATATCGCTTTTAATCGCATACCGTATAATTCCAATTCTTTGATAATCTTTTCAGACTTAGCTTGTAACGCTTCAATTTCTTCTTTGCTTGCGTTATTTTTTTGCGCTTCTGCGATTGCATCAGCAATTTCTTGTTTACGCGCTTCTGCTTCATGCGTACGCTTTGCGATAACATATTCTTGCTGTTCTTTAGCCGTCAATGCTTCGAATTCTTCAATTGTTTTTTCTACAAACATCTTTTCGATTGTTTAAATTAATAAATGTGTTGATTTTGATTTTTGAGTGTCACTTGACGGCTCTTGTTTTGAAGTGTCATTGACGGCTTCGTTATTTTTAGTGCTTACCGAAAGTGTAGGTGTTGCATAGTTTGAACCTTTTACAACCGCGCTACCTTCAATTATCTTTGCTTCTGTTACAGCCCAGAAATACCCTTTTTGGTCTGCTACTTCTTTATTCACAACCATTGGATAGTATTTGTCCCAAGCTTCTTTTTCCTGTGTGTATTCTGGCTCACTTGAATCAACGCATAAATACAGCTTAACGTAACGCATCCCAACTGAATGTTGTAATACCCATCCATTAGCATATTGCTTATACATGAATTCATTACGCTCTTTATTCAATTTTGCATCAAATATTAAGGCTTGTGTATTGCCTTCAAAGTTGAATCCTAAATCTTTCCATGACATCATTTTAGCAGTTGCTTTCAATTCATCATTTCTTGAATCGGCTATAATGTACTCAAACTCACATTCGTGTTCTTGCAGCCAAAGTAAGTATGATTGTTCTTTTAGTGATTTCGTCCAAATACCTTCAATATGGCAATCCATGTGCGAATCTATTAAACCTGTGGTATTAATAACAGCTTTAACACTTAATCGAGGGTCTAACATATCAGTTGATTCGGCTTTATTCGCTGAATGCTTAGAAGTTAATTCGGGTGAAAATTCGATAATATCAGAATGCTTATTAGTAGCTTTCTTTTGGCTAATCAAAAACTCTTTATTTTCAACTATCCATTTAATTTCCTCTGACTTATTAGTAAAAGTAGGTTTATCCATAACTTTATTTTTTCACGATTTTATCACCTTTAACAACCTTTTCACGGTCATTTTTGATAGTTTTAATATCAATTTTCTCGCGTTCTTTTTCGTTTTCCATACACAAATATAATTAAAATCAATACATTTGATGTAAATATAAATAAAAGCTATGAATATTCAACTTGGAAAACTCGGAATTAACTGGAATCGCGGAAATGATAGATTCGTTAGAACTAACGCTAATTGGTTTCGTCAGTTATTTGGATTAGGTTCTGAAAAGGCACAATTCGAAGTTGTACAAGGGAATGAAGCGGAATTGTATGATACTACAGGAGAGATAAATATTGTTTTTAATAGGTTCGCTTCAATGTTTTCAAATGGTATCTATCAAGAATTAGACAAAGATGGAAATATTGTAGAAAAATCCGAATTGGTTAAATTACTTTTAAATCCAAACCCTTTATTAGATGGTAAATCTTTTATGATTCAATCCGCTTTACATTACCTTATTTTTGGCAATAGAATAACATATCCATTAAAAGGAAGCCAACTAAGTGATTTACCTACTGTACTTTGGAATTTACCACCAAATGAAGTTAAAGTTGAATTAACAGGTAAAATGTTTGAGCAAATGGATATTGATGGTATTATAAATCGATACTATATTGATAACCGTACAAATAACGATAGAAAAGAATGGTTAGCAAGTGAATTGATACACCATAGAAGAGTTGACCCAATGAATCCTGTCATCGGACGTTCAGTGTTAGAATCCCTTCACATGACTATTTCAAACATTCGTGCTGCACACGGCTTAGTAAACGTTTTGTACACTAAAAAAGGGGCTTTAGGCTTCTATTCATCCCAATCTAAGGATAGTATGGGTAATTCTTTAGCTATGAGTGAATCGGATAGAATAGCACTTGCAAAACAAGATATAGAAGAATACGGAATATTTAATGGTCAATCGTCAATTAAGATGGTTAATGGTGACGTAAAGTGGAATTCAACTACGTTACCCGTTAAAGATTTTATGACTTTCGAAACTATTTCAGAAGGTATGAAGCGTTTAATAGATGCCATCAATTTGAATGACAACATTTTTAGTAAGGAAAAGTCAAAGGTTCAAGCAAACTTAAAAGAAGGTTTAAAAATGGCTTATCAAGATGGAATACAGCCATTCGCAGAAGATTTCTGTAATAATATGACCAATGGATTATTTTTAAAAGATGGTCATAAATTGGTTATTAGTTATGACCACATTAGCGCTTTACAATCTGATTCTACCACCGATGTTGAAATAGCTGAAAAGAAAGCAAGCGCAATTAAAACGTATATTGACGCTGGATATAGCGCAAAAGATGCTGAACGATTAGTCATGGAAACTTATTGATATAAGTGATTAAAATGGCTATAAACTGCTTCTGAAAGTCCTGTTAACGTGTCTAACGCATCGTCGTGTTTATATTTACCGTCTTTAGTCACTTTGAATAGTTCGGAATACCATGACCATAAAATAGGGTCATTTTTCATTAGTTCAATTGGTGGCAAAAGGAAGTTATCCATTATAAACTTTTTGCTTCCTATCATTCTCGTTATCTTATTGCTTGTATTCTTTATGCCGTAAATAGTAACCGAACCATTTACCAATGGCTTTAATAATTGAACATACATTGAACCACCCATATTCGTTTCAATCATTGCTACTTTAGGTAAAAACTCATTTAGATGTTCTGCTGTTAAAAGCGTGTTTATTTCAGTTCCTTCTTTTGTAAATACCATCTTAGGTATTAAGTACCATTTTTTACCAATTAATCCAGCTGAAATAGTATTATGTTTATCTTCCCCAGTATCTGCAATATCTGTAAACGAATAGATAGATTCGAATTTCTCTGGTAACGTTTCCCAATGGTTTAAATCTTCTTTTTGGTATATCAAACCCTCACGTTTCGTAGCGTTCTGCATATACTGCGTTTCGAATACGTGCGCTGTTTTAGGGCTTGTTTTTAGTTCATTGATTGAATCTAAATTGAATTTGTACTCCCAAAGTGGAACACCATCATTTGAAACAATAGGATAAACCATAAATTTTGCCTTATCACTTTCACCATAGTGTTCCATAAATTGCGCTGTAACATCTGTTACACCCGCTCTTTGTTGTATGTTTATAATTGGTGTATCTTGTGAGTTTTTACGGCTTAAAACAGTATTAAAAACAGTTCTTGATACCTTTTCGTTTATCGCGTTTTCTTCCTGTGAATCGTCTGTTTTATTTAAGTCATCTAATATAATGGCACCCTCAAAAATTCGCATTTCATCTATTAATTCATCATTCAATTGACCTGCTCCGAATCCTGTAATTTGACCGAATATAGTAGCTGTTTTTAATCCTCCACCTTGGGTAGTTCGCCAAAGGTTCTTACTATTTTGGTCTGGCTTTAATTCAACACCATACATAATATGAAAGTATGGGTGTGTAACAATATCGCGAATAGATACAGATACTTGTGAGCGTAATTCATCAGATGCTGTAATATAAAGCCAATTAGAGTATGGATTCATACCAACACCGCGAGCGATGAAATTAACCGCTGCTATCTCTGTTTTTGAAAATCTTGGTGGAATGTTGATGTTTAATAATTCAAGGCGGTAATTCTCAATGTTATCTAACTCAAAGCAAATCTCTTCATGATGCCAATTGGTAACAAACTTTTGATTTTTAAGTACACGAAACCAAAAGCGAGTAAAAAACAATAGTGATTCATCGCATTTAACCCTTGCATAGGCTAATTGATTTCGTGTTAAATTGTTGTAATCGGTCATAAGTCATCTAACGAATCTTTAACGCGGTTTAGTTCATCTTGAGATAGTGGTGTTTGATTGATTTCATTACCTTTTGTTGTTTGGTCTAATCTATCAGTCCAACCATGATTAGATTTAAGATTCATAATAGCCATTGATGGAACTATATTTTGGTTTTTACCGTTCGAAAAGCAATTGGTTTCGCAGTTGTTTTTTATTTGTGCTTTTAGCCTTTTTAACTCTGGAAATTTATCTACTATATAATCGTAAACGTCGCGATATGTACCATGTTGTTTTGCTACTTCACCAATAAAATCCATGTTGTCTTTAAGTGATATTTCTACTGCTTCTAACATGAATTTCTCACACTCTTCTAAAGTCCATTTTTCGTTATATTGATTACCACCCGCCATCACACCAAAGTTTTAAATAAGTAATAAATAACACCGATTGAAATACCTATAATTGAAATTGTAAAAACGGTTGAAAGTATAAATGTTATCTTGCTAACTTTTCGATTCATTAGCTTTAATTCCGTCAACATTATAGCCATTAATATTGGTTCTTTCAGTTGCGAATAAGATTCAATATGTTCTTGCAAATCACTACTATTCTTTGGTCTTTGTGTAAAGTCTGATTCAAAAATAGCGTCGTTTGTTTTTTGTTCAATTTGTTCCATAGTATAAATATAGCGATAAAAACAAAACCCGCCAATAAAAGCGGGAAATGCTAAACCTAAGAAATTATGAATTGCTAAGTTACGGTTTAATTTTTGCAAATCTTAGGTAAAAGATGTTGAATAATTTTTTTATCTCCATTCTTATCTTTTTCAAATTGGAGTGTTCGATAATAAGCATATTTACCGATTACGACTAAACCACTTTTCAATCTAACTTTTTGCATAGCTTCACGTCTACTTCTTCGATTACTACCATCCCAATTATGGTTTTCTAATTTATTTAAAACGTTTCCGTTTTCATCGTATGACTTTACATACGGAATTGTTGTTGCTTCTAACATTTTATTTTGTTTTATTTGTTACGGTTTAATTTCAATTTTATCATAACTAACAATAAGTTTTAAATTACCATTGCTAATCACTGCGTTGTTAATTCGTGTTTCTACAACTTCAAACTAGTTACCATTATAGATAACCGTTTGCCCTCGTTTCGTGTCAATTGCTTTCATTAGTCGTGTATGTTTCCGATTATTTCAAAGTCATTAATTTGGTCTTGAAAAAAGAAATTCCCATCACATCTATGGCATGGTACATATTGTTCTTTTATTTCTACTTCAATTCCAGAAAATTCAAATCCATTACACTCGTTACACCATATAATGCAATTTCCAACAGCATCATAATCGCCTTCAAAAATCTTTTTGCCGTTTTTATCCTTTTGGTTTATAAATTGGCTTAATGAATTTGGAACAATGCTAACCCATTTGTTTTCGTCAATTTCCATAAACACATCGTCATTTTTGCGTTTAATAGTTCCTTTTGCAATTGTCATACTTTCAACCCATTCACCAGTATTAACCGATTTTCCTTTAAATAATATAATTCTACTCATTATTCTTGATTTTTAATAATTCAACCTCAAATAAAACACCTTTCCAAAATTCGATTTCTAATTTAAAACCATCAACAGTTAGATAATCTATCATTTCTTCTACCAGTTTTTTAGCTGATAATCTAGCCATTTCATAACTATCATAATTGGATACTACTTGTTCTTTATCTGGTTGATAACTGCTAAAAATATCAACTAAGTCTGCTGCTTTTCTACGCGTTAATTTCATTCTCTTTAATTTTATCGATTAACATTTGTTTGAATTGTGGGTAGGTTGTTTTTGTGAAATCTTCCATTAGTGAATCATCAGAAACAAACCATGTGTCATCTAAATACTGTAAAATTTCATCGCTATAATAAACTTCAAATGCAATATCATAATCCCAAATATCTTCCCCAGCCTTAACAAGCAACTCTTTAGCTTCATTGGCTTCATCTTGCGTAACCTCGCAATAGTATTGTTTTAAGTCTTTCATGTTGTTTCTGGTTTATTTTTTTGGCACTTATCACTACATGAATAAGTAATTAATTCTGGGTTATTTTCAAGGTTATGATAAGAACCAAACCAAGAACTATTTTTACCCCAATTAAATAGTTTGCCACAGTTAGAGCATTCATAAATGTTCTTTGAAATATCTATTTTTTCTTTCTTAATATTAAATGCAATTTCCATCACTTCAATTTATTACGTTCGTTTGCGCGTCTTTCGCTGTTACTCTTGCTAATCTGTAATCACATTGACAGCAAAAGAAGAATTTGCTTTCTCTTGACCATTTTAAATAATCATAAACTTCAGAACAATTAGGGTTGCCATTGAAATCTTTAGACATTTGTATTTTTCCGCTTACATAATGAGATTGATAATATCCATAATCACTCCCGCAATTTGGACACTCTTCAAATTCTTCAATTGGCTTAATGTATTTCTTACTCATACTCGTTAGTTTTTGCATTTAATTCAAAGGCAATAAAATCACCTGTCATATTAGTGGTTATACCAATAAATCGTTTGCATTTACACTTAAATCTCATAAAGTGTTTGTCTTGCTTAACCCACTTGTTTTCTATTTCTTCAAATGGTATTTTTCTTTCGCATTTAGGACAAATAGCATTGCTTTCTGAAAGTGTTACTATTCCGTTAGATAAAATTATAGTCTTACTCATACTCGTTCGTTGCTTCAATGAATTGGTCTGGTGATAGGCGGTAGTTTATATGTACTAAATGGAAAAACTCAATTATTTCAAATGGAATACAGTTTAACCAATAATCAAAACCGTATCTTTGTATAATATCTTCTCTTTCATTTGTTATCCAATCATAATGTCCTTGATTCATTTTTGCTATTTCCTCAATCGGCACAAACGGCTTTCCATCGTTGTAAGTGCTGACTTTGATTGGTTTGGTTAGGCATGAGGTTGAAAAGAGTATTGGGATAAAATCTTCAATTTCTCTAGTTCTAAAAAGTTTATTTACCTCGTGTTTTTCAAGCGCAAACTTACCTCTTTTAGTGCATGCTATTAATTCAAATACGTCTCCATTTAGAGATACCTTAACCCCATCCATCAACCTACTACAAAGGTCGCGTTCTAATGTTTCGTTGTTCATATTGTTTTGTTTTTAAAATAATTGCACACAATTTTCTATCTTAATACAGTTGATTAGATTCCTTGTGCCTTTCGTGTCTGTATACTGCAATTTTTTGTTTTTAATTACCAGTACTCTCACATTCGCGTCTATCGTTATACATATCTTCACATTCATCTTCAATATCCTGTGAATACTTTTCTCGGTTGTTTTCAAGTACTGTTTCAAAGTACGCTAAAGTTTCTTTGTTGAAATCATTTACAACTGAACCGCCTATTTCAACATGATAAAAACTATCACTTTGACCGTGTGTTAAGTGCATAGATATTGATGAATGTTCGTTGTTAAAGTAGTCAATTGAATCACTATCGAAGTTATTAGATACAAACACAAATTCAACTTTGTTCATGCTTTCATCTGATATGTCAATAAACACATCGTTAACTTGTACGCTGTCGTTAAAATCGTGTATTGAATAGTTGTTTTCGCTAATCAAACAAGCGACTATTGGACACTTTAAAACTCTTCCTTTTGCTATAAATGCTTTCATAATTTCTTTTTGTTTCAACGAAGATAAGCACAACCAACCGAACATTTAATGAAATTATGTTGAACGGTTGTAGTGTGTGTTGAGTGGTAATTACGCATTAAAACTCTTTTTAACATCCAAAAAGTCGCATTGAAACACTCCCTATTTTGGTGTTATGTGCAAGGCTACGATACTGCTTCTAATAAATTTTTAACAGTTAAAGCAAAAAACAAATCGGTTATCTGCTCGATGGTTTTTATGTGTTCTAATTTTTGTATGTATCCATAACCTTTCAATTGAATGGATAAAGTAATTGTTTTGAAGTCAAATGTAAAATAGAATTTATCATTCACACCTAATGTATAAAAACCATCTTTACGATGTCCATATTTCTTTTCAAAACCTATCTCTAAAAGGTCGTTCTCGTTAATGTTTTTTACTTCCATTTCGTTTTCAAATTAAATTTAGAGCTGATAAACCGCCAAGAACATAACAGCGGTTTGTCGAAGGCTGCCTAAAGGAAAGTTCAAAGTTCGCATAATGTTTATGGCAGCTTTTGCCAAACTGCCGGACGTTAACCAATAATACTATTTTTACCACTTAAACTATCCAACTGCTTATTATAGTCAATGAATCGTTCACAATTAATAACCATTATATCGCGTGCTTTTTTGCTTAGTTCGCCCTCTGAAATAATAGTAGAATCGGTTATCAAATCTTTAGCGATTGATTTCAGTATTATTTCAACCTCTTTTTTTCTGTCGTTTTCCATGTTATTTATTTATCAAGTTGTTTTAAAAGTTCGTCGGCACAATCAATTGCTCTTTTAGCTACATCAACTGCTCCTTGTGTTAAAGTGTAATGTTCTGGACTAGATAGAATACCTTGCATAGCCAACCCCGAAAAGTATTCTCTTTTTGTTAAGCTTTTTTGACCTTGCCATGTTGTGTTAAATTCAGTACCGTTATCAGGTGTGGCAAATGCTGGTTCGTTTCCGTTTTCCATCTTAAAAATCGTTTAGTTGTTTTGTTTTCTCGTTAATTTTTGTGAGTAATGTATTCGCTTCTCTTAATGATACTTTTGTGGCTTCCTCTATTGATTCTAATACAGGCTTATATTTAGTTCCAAAATTAAGCATTGATTCACGCGTTAACTCTTTAATAAAGTGTTTCGGTGCTTCGGGTCTGTAAGCAATAAAGTATAGCTTCTCTAACTTTGGATTTACTGTGAAATAATGAATACATTGTGGAATGTTTTCTAATGGTATTTCTTGGCTTAAAAGAATTTCCATGTGTTTCTTTCTTCCAAAGCATTTAATCTCACACGCTACTGTTTCATCGCTTATCATTCCATCTGGTGAAATGCCTAACAATTCGTTTTCATCACTTTGTAACCATCCGTACTCTTCTAATGTTAATCCTGTGTACTGATTCAAATATTCGCGTGCTTCTGGTTCAAGTTCATTACCGCGATCCATTGCATCTGAAGTAAAAGATTCGATAAAGTCAAACCCTTCTAATCGCTGTGAAAGTATGTCGATTAGCAGCGTATCTGATTTAATAAATAATCCTTTCGCAAGTGTCCCGCCAATTTTGCCCCACTTAATCGAATGCCATTCTTCGCTTCCTTGTTCGATTTCTTTGTGTGCTATCATTTTCCTCCAAATGTATGTGATGTTAATACTCCTGCTACTATGCACCAACCCCAATAAGGTAAATTATTATAAGCTAAAAATCCAGCTAAAATAAAAAGTGATATTGGTAACGAGTTTATGAATATGTATTTCATGCTAATTCTCCTTTCAATTTATCTTTAACAGCAACAACGCTTGGTAAAGCCTGTTCTTCCTTGTTTAATTTACTCCAATTTGTTTGAAGTTCTGTCAACGTTTTCGATTCGTTCAAAATTCTAATTGGCTTTGTCGGGTCAATTGGTGCGGGTGCTATGTAGTCAATTGGTGTGATAGTAAACATTTTCTTTTTACTTCTTGCAATTGTAACAGATAGCTTTTTAACACCTTGAATATGGCTTGCTTGCGTGATTACAATTCCACCAACTTCTGCACCCGCCCATTTAACCGTTTCATCACGATATAGTGTTAGGCTTCGTCCAATGTATTCTTTACCTTTTGTACCCCATAGTTGAACTAAAACCCTACGCATCCCTAAATTTGGCTTATAAGGCTTGTTATTATCACCGTCAAAGTAAATGCTAATAGGTTGTGTTTCGCTGTCTGTTTGCTTCATGTCACGTATTCTAATCGTACGCGCTCCTGCAATTAAATCATCTGCGTTCAATTGGTCTGACTTCGGCACAATCGTAACCCCCAAGTCAATTTCTAATTCGTTCATAATTATTGGTTTAAATTGTTGTTTCTTGTAACTTAACAAATTGCTCAATTAGCAAAATGTAATTCTCGTACTCTTTTGTTTGCTTTTCTGAATAATTGTTATCCTCTCCGATTTCTTTGAATCTTTCTTTCCATTCATCAATTGAAAAACATTTGCATCCTATTGAAATCTTATTTTCTCCAACGTATGTTACAGAATGATAAGTGCCATTAAAATAAATCCCTGTTGTTAGTTTAATTCCGTCACCAATCGAAGCACGGTAACCAATCGAAGCACGGTTACCAATCGAACAATCGTTACCAATCCAAGCACGGTTACCAATCGAACAATCGTTACCAATCGAAGCAAGGTC